ACAGGTTCTTGTGCTGGCTGTTCTACATATCCCCATTGTGTAGCAAGTCTTTTTTGTACTGATTTACAATTAAGGTTTAATGGTTCTTGTTCTAATGCTTCGTTTTTAGTCATCATCCACCTCTAGTTTAATTTTGCCTAATAATTCATATTGATTTAGGTTGTTTAATGTTGATAAAGATACTTCTGCTAATCCTGTAAAATACACGTACAAATACTGTGGTTTTTTAGGCTGTGGTTTAATGCGAAATTCTGCGCCATCAGTGTAAAATGTTGGATTGTATTTAGGGACTTCCCATTTGGTCCATCCATCATATTTATATAACCTTTGCTCAATCTCTACACCATCAGCCCATGCTTTTATTTCTTTTGCCCATTTATGTGGTTTCATGATTCTTTTCCTTTAATGCTTGTTCAATAGCACGGGCAAATCCATTTAATCCTTCATACGTTGATTTACCATAAATATTATTTATATCATCATCACTTAACCCTACCCATTCTCTTGCTGGTGGTAAGGTAAATACGTTTCTTACTTTATAACCCGCTTCAATTGTACTTTTTTTGTGTTCTTCATTTACACCATTCCACCATTTTTCATCATCGTAAAATTGCCATCCCACAGGCTCTTGCGCTGACCAAATATTTCTAGAAATTGAGAGGTCTTTTTCTAGATTTTTCAATGCTTCTTTACAGGCTTGGATTGCTTCAAAGTAATCATCAAAATGTATATCTAAATGCGGAATAGCATCTGTCATTTCTCTAATCGCCATCTTTAATGCTTCGTTTTTATTCATAATTCTTTTCCTTTGTGTAAAGTGGAATTTCTTTCCATCCCTCCAGCAAATCTTTAAATAACATTTTATCCCTTTTAGTCCAACAGAGCTGACCAACCCCATCTTCTCTCACATAAGCATAAGCATAAGGCTCTTGCAATAACGATTCTTTAAAATCACCATCTCTAGCAATACGTTCGTCTATTGTATTTTTCCAATCCCTTGTTAATGTTTTGTCTTTAGTCATTTTCTATTCACAATCGCCCAGATCAATACAAAGAAACCAATAACTGCTAACCAATAAAAAAACCAAAATAATTCTAGTTTCATTTTGCCTCCACTACAATGACTTCGCCATGCTCAACCAAGTTAACTAGCTTATGTTCTAAGTCTGTATCGTACTGAACGTCTGTATCACGTATCTTAGCTTCCCACTCCTGGACACGTTGCATAATGTATTTGATCTGTTGGTCATTCATATCAATCTCCTAAAATGGTGGGACTACTCACACGGTTCATATAATAATCACAATATATTGAGTTCTGATAGTCAAATAACAGAGTGTGCTTTCGTCCCATAAACTTTAAAAAGGTATCGAGTCTTCTACGTCAGACAAATCCCTAGCATCTGTAGTCTTTGGTACAAAGGTATCTGCTGAAGCCTTCCAGCTTACAGTATCACCTTTGCCATAGTTAGCCTTCCAACCTGATAGCTGTAGCTTGCCACCGCTTGCAATAATAGCGTCAATGGTATCTACGCCTAGCGTAATGTTAATACGATAGTCTGGTGACTTGTCAGAAGTCTTTTTAACTGTGTTAGTAAAGCCGCTATCTAAATATATTTTCTTTTCAGTCATGATTAGCCCTTTTTAAATGTTGATCTTGTTTTACTGTCTAATAATGCCCACAAGGCTGCCTTCTGCTCATTGTCTAGTGAAGCCCATATCTCTTTAGCTGGATCTAGTGTACCAGCTCCTACATACTTTGTAAACGACTCCGCAAGCTCATGCAATATATCCATATCTTCTTTGCTGATACCGTCTAGCGCACCTGCGTTAGGAGTAACAGCTTCAGGCTTTTTTACAACATCTTCCTCAGGAACGTCCTCACCCGAGTAAATATATAGTCCAATACCATGTAACGCAATAGCCTTGGCAAGACACCGTTGCATGGCCGTGTTGACAGACATAGCGTCAGGGTTCGGAATAGCTTTGTTGCGATAGTCCATGACAGGTAATTGAGCAGTCATTTTTTTACCAAAGGCTTCAACGGTGCAGAAGACCATGAGGGATTCACCGAACTTGGTGGGTTCACCGTATGACCATGTAGCCGCATTATCGAGTTGAAGTAGCTGGTCGACAGCCCACGCCCATGATAGATAGCTGAGTCCGTTTTTCTTTTCAATGTGTTCATTTACGTTTACCTTTCTAAGTTCAGAGTAGTTCATTCGTCAATTGCCTCCATGTTGGCTACTATAATAATATTTAAATCTTCACCAAATCCAATATCGTGAATCATGTCTGTAACGTCATTCCCGTTGTGCATTACTTTTTTAAATCTTGCTTTAGGAGGAGCTAAAGCTTCTAAATCTCCCAAATAAATATATGTCGATTCTTGATAGTCAAATTCTACTTCAAAAACTGTATTTTGCCCAATATTTAATTTTGTTATCACTTTTTCCACCTTTCTAATATGATCCAAGAGTTAGCTACCTTAACTGCATTAATTTTACCAGTCAAACAAAGTTTTCTGACCCATCTTGTTGACTTGCCCATCTGCGCTGCAATTTCCTCAACGCTATATAAATGTTCACTCATAAATTAATTCATCCTCTGCCAATCCGTCTACAAAATCTTCAAAATTGCTAGTATCTTCCATACGATTAATAAGCATTGTGCCATTCCCTATAGGGAAATTATCGTATAAATAATCAATAAACCGATCTTCATACTTATCATACATTGCATCATAGTCTAGCTGTTTTTGCTGATCCATTACTTGCGCTTGAAACATTGCCTGGCACATTACTCCCATCCCTTCCACTTAGCTATTAATTCAAAGATTACAAAGATTGCACAAACTACTGCACCACCTAAAGCTAAAATTGCGATATTATCTAACATTTCATTCTCCTTAAAATTTAGTCTTGCCGTTTTGTGTTAAACCGATACAATCATTAACACGATCAAAACATACTGTAGGTGTTGCCTTTGCTATCTTGTAAACTAGACTGTTAATATAGCGTTCGTTGATTAAACGTATGGCTTCTTTAAGTTCTGCTGCATCGTTATCAGCTTTAAGTTCTGCTGTAAGGTCTGCTAAGATTTGTTCTGTTTTCATTTTGTATCTCCTGTGTTGATGTAGTCATTTTATACCGATTGCGGAACGTGTCAACAATTATTTGCATTTATTTTTTAATTAAACATTGTAGATTGATAAATAAAATTTATTGGCGTGTAGTTTATTTTTGTGCGTTAATATAAACCATTAGTTTAGTTGTACACTAAAAAGATTGACTTTTAGTGCGTTTTGTGGTATCATGCCGTTACGAATGAAAGTTCGCTTCACTTGGCGGTGAAAATTTCAGCAAGCCTTAGACGGTACTCTGCTGGTGCTGAACCAGTCCGCCAACATCCTTAAAAAGATGAGAGTATCGCCTAGGGCTTTTTTTATGGAGTAAAGAAATGCACCTGATACCAAAGAATTGGACAAAGTTCCAACATTATAAAGATAGGAATCCTCCCTGGATTAAATTGCATAGAGATTTATTAATTGATAAAACTTTTATGCGCTTGCCAACTGCTAGCAAAGCACTAGCACCTCTTTTATGGTTATTAGCTTCAGAATCAATAGATGGTATTTTTGATGCTGACTTTGATCAATTGGAATTTCGTTTAAGATTTACAGAAAAAGAATTAACTGCTGGACTTAAGCCATTGATAGAAAATGGATTTTTTATTGATGCTACCACAATGCTAGCACCATGCTTGCAAGATGCTATCCCAGAGACAGAGACAGAGACAGAGAAGAGACAGATATTTGTTCCACCTATTCCTTCGGAATTATTGCGTGAATGGCTGGATGTCAGAAAAAGAAAACCTGTTACTGAAAGAGTTTTTAATTCTATTGTTAAGGAAGCTAATAAAATAGGTTGGACTCCAGAGCAAGCAATTATTAAATGTTGCGAGCGTGGATGGACTGGATTTGAATCTTCATGGATTGAAAAAACAGAAGTTAAATCTGTATGGACTCCAAAGGGGAATCAATTATGATTGGCAATTTATTAAATAGACTTTCTAAAGTAAAGCGTAATGGCAATAATCAATGGATGGCGTGTTGTCCAGCTCACCAGGATAAAACTCCTAGCTTATCTATTAAGGATGTAGGGGATGGTCGTATATTGCTTAATTGTTTAGCTGGATGCGGTACAGAGGATGTATTAGACTCTATCGGGATGTCATTTGAAGATATTATGCCTCCTAAAGTAATTGAGCATAGAGTTGCACCAATTAAACAAAGGGTGTACGCTTCAGATGCGTTAAAGGTAATTCAGCTTGAATCACGTATCGTTTTAATGGCAGCTTACGAGTTAAGACGTAATAAGCCAATGACTGAGGATGATTTAGCTAGGCTTGAATTAGCGATGGAACGCATTAACATTGCAACGGAGATGGCAAATGTCTAAATTAGAAAAAGCAGTAATGGCTATTGATGAAATAGCTAAACAAAGAAAGATACAAACAGTTCCAAAGATTGATTTTATTCAATACATGAATGAACGCAATGCTGAGAATGATAATGTTAGAACTGTTCAAGACTTCAAGGACGAAGTAATAGAACGATTGTTGGGTACAAAATCTATGGGTGCTACAATGCCGTGGACTAAGACCCATGAACAAATTAAGTTTAGACCCTCTGAAGTAAGTATGTGGACGGGATTTAATGGCCATAAGAAGTCAATGGTACTTGGCTATATTGCGCTTGATTTTATTCGTCAGAATGAGCCTGTATGTATAGCATCTTTTGAAATGAAGCCATCCTCTACCATTAAGCGTATGTTATGCCAGGCATCAGGTAACTTGCAACCTACAGAGCTTGCCTTAGATAAATTTATTAACTTTTGTAATGATAAGTTATGGCTTTATGATAAGCAGGGGACTATTACTCCAGAGCAGTTATATGGTGTTATTTATTACACGGCTGAGAAGCTTGGTGTTAAACATTTTGTGATTGACTCGCTAATGAGAGTTGTAGCTGGAGAAGATGACTATAACGCTCAAAAGAACTTTGTAAGCAAGCTATGTGATATTGCGCTTGAAACAGGAATCCATATTCATTTTGTGCATCATAATCGTAAGGGCGATGAAACAAAGCCTGCTGGTCGATATGGTGCTAAAGGGTCTGGCTCTCTTTCTGATAACGTACATAATGCTTTTGAGGTGCATCAACGGTACAAGCGTGATGATGAAGGTGAAACTGATATGCCTGATATGTATATTATTTGCGACAAACAACGTGAAGGGGAATGGCAAGGAAGTATTGCTTTGTGGTTTAGCGAAAATAGTTTACAATTTATGGGAAGCAAAGACGCTACAATTAGGAGTTGGATATGATATTAGTTTTTGTTTACGATTCACAGGATAACTTTGTTTGCACCATGAACTTTATCTCACAATATGACCTTGATGACTTTATGGAAAATGCTAGTTTTGATAATCCATTAACATTTCAGATTGTAGACTTTGATAATTTTAGTGAAACATTGCAATGAGCTTTACTGATAACGAGTTTTATAAGCAGTTTGGTGATTGTGAGTGGAAAGTTACCACCAATGATGGTAAGATACACAAAAGTCCTAAATGGATGTTGCGTTACGAAGATGTATTGCATAAGGAGATAAACCCTCATGTCGCACCAAAAATGCCTGACTTGCGGTCAAATCGCAAGAAGAAGTAATCCTCAGAACAACAGGCTACATTTACTGTTTCAAGCTATCTCTGAAAAGGTAAAAGGTGCTGATGGAATGTTACACCATGCTATGTGGTGGAAGATTGTAATGAAGGATCGGTGGCTTGGCTACAATGAGGTTGTGTCTAATGGCAAAACAATATATAGTTTACGTGGGACTGCTGACTTAACAGTAGAAGAACTTAACAACTTTATGGACAGGGTAGAACGATATGCTGCTGAACATGAGGTTTACTTACAGGATTGATAATGAACAAGAACAACTATGAAAATTCAGTAGAAAACGCTTTTAATCGTTGCGTAACCTTTCAATATATTATTAATGGCCCTAAAACCATTAGTGAGCTATGTGAGATAATGCACACCTACCCATCAATCATCTGGGAGCATTGCAAGTGGCTTCAAGACAATAACTTTGTGACATGGGAAAAGGTTAGACGTCAAGGAAAGGGACAAGCAGCTACAGAATTTACAGCGATTAACATTGATAGCTTTCCGTGGTCCAAGACTTACCTACGATCTGCTGACCCATTAAGAGATTACTTTAACAATAGTCTATATCCTAATCTAGAACCTAAGTTACGTGATGCTATCTACGAAGGCCGTATCAGCAAAGATGTAGTCAAGCAATATAAACGTGAGGATACTGTAAGGTGGGATCTAAACTATAAATCAAACTTTCATGGCAAGTTCCAGTCGTCCATGAGTGGTGAATATGTCATCTAAAGCAGAAAAGGAACATTATGATAAACTATTTCAATTGGGCTGCATTGTATGCCTTAATCTTGGGTACGGCTATTCTCCTCCACACATACATCATATTAGACATGGCGCAGGTGCAGGGCAAAAAAGTCATTGGAGCAGTGCTATTCCTTTGTGTCCTAGCCATCATCTTCATGGCGGTTGGGGTGTCGCCCTCCATGCAGGAATAAAGGAGTTTGAGCGTAAATATGGGACTGAAACNGAACTACTAGAGAAAGTAAAGAGATTACTCAATGATTAATTTGACCCTTCCGATGCCACCAACTTTAAACCATATGTGGGGAATGTCAGGTAAACGAAAGTATCTAAAAAAGGAAGCTCACGAGTTTAGGGCGGCAGTCACCGAGGCTGCAATAGAAGCTAAGGCCAAGATATCAGGGAGGCTTGCCATATTCATAGCGTTATATCCAGCAAGTAAGCGTAAGTTTGACATAGATAATAGGATTAAAGCGGTCCAGGATGCGTTACAGCTCGCTGGCGTATTCCTAGATGATGAACAGATAGACTTTATTTGGGTAGTTCGTAGACCTGTGGTGCAAGGAGGAATGTGCAAGGTGGTATTAGTTGAGTACGATAAGGTTCATCAGATGCTAGAACAATATGAGGAATATATCTAATGGATAGCGCAAAGGTAATTTATTATTTAGACTTGTGGCGTGATTACATGAAACACCATAACAATAAGCTGGGATATAAATCCAAGTCTACAGGTTTCAATACAGGAGGCGTTCATTCTTTTGATGATATGGCAGATGAAGTAGACAGTGAATCAGCTCGTATCGTGGATAGGGTCATAGATGATCTACCTACACCACAAAAGACTTCTATTTACATTGTGTACCTAGGCCAAAAGTCTATGATAGACATCAAGGTGCTAGAAGATTACTACGATTCAGCGTTGGTTATGTTACAAAAAAGATTGACAGAAAAGAACTTATATTGATATAGTTTTACTTGCAACAGTAAGGAAGTATCCCAAGCCAGTTTGATGTTGACGCATCAGCTGGCTTTTCTTTTAATAAAATTATTATTTTAAATTTTTCATATATTCAGCAATTTTGCATAACTCTTCAACAGTAGCATCGTTTTTAATGCGATTTGCTCTAAGGCTAACTATTTGAACATTTCCTAAAACATATCCTTTTAGTGCATCTATTCTATCAAAGCTAGGCATATTGTCTTGTTTTCCTGTTGAAAAATAATCAAGTTCAATCCCTAACATAGGGCAATACGCATTCCATTCAATATCTCCAAAGCTAATAGTAAATTCAATTCCAACTCTAATGCAATTTGCTTTTTTTACCCTATATTTTTCACGCTGTTGATCATAAATAGCAGTTCCATTTTTATTTCCCCATTTTTTACGATAAGCAGAATCTACAAAAGCTTTTTTAGACTTTTTGCCAATAAGAGAAGGATGTATATTTAATTTTAAACATACTTGTTTGATTCTTTGACTACTAACTCCATAGTGAGCGCCTATTTCTGCAAGAGTTCTATGTTTTTCTCCCATAAATAAAATATTTTGTTTTTCTAATTCCCAGTTAATTCTTGATTTAAATGGCATTTGATTTTCCATACTTTAAAATAAAGCATAATTGTACCACAAAAAAGATTGCATGTCAAGTAATATTGTGATATCATTCACAACAGTTGGACTTCGCACGTCTATACAACATGAAATATCATGATTAACTCATCTCCGTGAGTTCGGGACTAGCCTAAAAACCTAGTCCATTTTTTTATCTATAGGATGCGTATATGCCCTGGACATTACAGCAACATAAGCTTTTCGAAGCCGCTGCTCATGATTCATCTGTGGCTAAAAGTGTAGGCATCCCTCAAGACAAAGCAAAGCAAATGGCATCTGAAGGTGTAAAGAAAGACCCTAAAAAACTAGCTAAAGCTTTGATGAATAAATAACAACATAATCAATAGGATAAAAGGTTGAAATTATGGAAACTACCAAGAATACTCTTGGCGGTGCGCCTAAAGGAAACCAAAACGCTGCAAAGCCTAAGATCATTACTGAGGCTATCAGAAAACATCTAATTCAGAACCCTGAAAATGCTGATAAGATTGTAGCTGTTTTGATTGAAAAGGCAATCGCAGGAGATATGCCAGCAATCAAAGAGCTAATGGATAGGTTAGAAGGTAAGGCTGTTCAATCAGTAGAGCAAAATACTAACTTAACTGGCGAATTAGACGTATACGCATGGGAAAAATAATAATCCCATATAAGCCACGTGAAGCTTTCTCAGGATTACATGATAGCAATAAGCGATGGAAAGTTGTAGTAGCACATAGGCGAGCTGGTAAGACGGTGGCCTGTGTTAATCAATTGATTAAGGATGCAGTCACTTCAAAGATGAAGGACTTTCGTGGTGCTTACATTGCGCCATTCTACAAACAGTCTAAGTCAGTGGCATGGGACTATTTCAAATACTTTACAAGGGTCATTGATGGTATATCGGTTAATGAGTCAGAGCTTAGGATTGATTTTAAGAACGGTGCTAGGATTCAGCTATTTGGTGCTGATAATGCTGATAGTCTTCGTGGCCTGTATTTCGACAGTATTATATGTGATGAGTATGGTGACTGGAAGTCTACTGTATTTCAGTACGTTGTTCGTCCAGCGCTTGCTGACAGACAAGGCAAAGCAATCATTATCGGGACTCCTAAAGGGCGTAATCAATTTTGGGAAGTATATGATAGAGCCACTCGTTCTGATGACTGGCTCGCTCTTAAGATTACTGTAGACGATTCAGGGATACTACCAGAGTCAGAGATTAAATCATTAAAGACTGAACTATCTGAGGACGCTTGGCGTCAAGAGATGGAATGCGACTTTGATGCTGCATTGCCTGGTGCTATATGGGGTAGAGAACTATATCAAGCGGAGCAAGATGGACGAGTTACAGGAGTGGAATATGATCGGTACGTGCCTGTTCATACTGCTTGGGATTTGGGTTATTCTGATGATACAGCTATATGGTTCTACCAAGTCGTATTGGGAGAAGTCCACTTCATTGACTATTATGCTGCTAGTGGTAAGTCTATTGACCATTATGCAGCTCAAGTTCTAAGCAAACCCTATAACTACGGCACACATTACTTGCCTCATGATGCTAGGGCTAAGACATTGGCCTCTGGTGGTAAGTCAGTCATTGAGATGCTAGCAGAACATTTAAGCCTAAAGAAGATGGCAATCACACCAAGTCTATCTATGCAAGACGGCATACAAGCTGCTAGGCAGATGTTCCCTAGATCATGGTTTGATAGAGAGCGTTGTCATGAAGGTTTGGAAGCGTTAAAGCAATATCAACGTGAGTGGGATGATGACAAGAAGATGTTTAGGGATAAACCTAGACACGATTGGACCTCTCATGCTTCAGATTCTATGCGCTATGCTGCGATTAACTGGCGTGAAGAAGTTAAGCCTGATGATTTAGAGGACAAGCCTATTGTTGGACTTCATGTAGGCGAAACAGAAGTAACATTAAACGACCTATGGACGTCTAAGACGCCAACAACACAAAGAAGGATATAACATGGCTAACGTATTGAACACGGGTGGATACAAACTAATTACAGCAACGGGTAACGTAAGCCCTGTGACTACAGACTTATTGGGTATCTTTGTATCTACAACGACTTCAGGTACATTTGTGGTTTATGACTCAGCTACTACAACAACTTCAGCACCTATCACGGGTACTGTAACTCCTACTGCTGGTACATGGTATTCAATCCCAGCTTCTGCAAGTGCAGGCTTGTACATTGTAGTGACAGGTACACTTAACGCTACTGTTATCTTCGGTTAATAGGAATAAGTCATGGCTGAAAAGATTAAAGACCCAGGAGTTCAGCGTTATCTTGACGTCATGTCAACCTATGACCGTGAGTTCAAACGCTGGGAAGGTCGAGTAGAGAAGATTATCAAGCGCTATCGTGATGATAGGATGCAGACAACTTCACAATCTCATTATAATATTCTATGGTCTAACGTACAGACATTGAAGGCGGCTACATTCTCACGTATGCCTAAGCCTGATGTATCACGTAGATTCAAGGATAATGATCCTGTAGGCCGTGTTGCATCCATGCTGCTTGAAAGGGCATTAGACTTTGAGATCACTCACTCTAATGACTTTGAAGAAACGTTAACAGCTTGCGTCTATGATCGCTTCTTAGGTGGTCGTGGTGTAAGTTGGATACGCTACGAGCCTGTGATTGAAACAATTGAGTCTGAGGCTACTGAGTCTATTTCTGAAGATGACATTGACGATAGTGACAACGAGTATTTAGACATTGAAACAACTCCTGTGGATTACGTTCACTGGAAAGACTTTGGTCATGAAGTTGCTCGTTCATGGGATGAAGTAACAATGGTATGGCGTAAAGTCTATATGACACGCTCTATGCTACGTGATCGCTTCCCTGATTGGGCTGACAAGATACCACTAGACTCTAGTCCTGATGACCAAAAGATGAAACAGACTGAGGGCGTTGGTAAACGCGCCTTGATCGTAGAGATGTGGAATAAAGAAACCAAGAAGGTTTGTTGGTTGTCTATCTCACTCGGTAAGATTGTGGACGAGCATGACGATCCATTAGGCATTGAAGGCTTCTGGCCTTGTCCTAAACCTTTGTTCGCTACAATGACAAATGAAACACTTGTCCCTGTTCCTGACTTCACACTATACCAAGACCAAGCAGGCGAGTTAGATGTACTCACAGACCGCATACAAGGCCTCATAAACGCATTAAAAGTACGTGGGGTATATGATGCCTCAACTCCTGAATTAGCTCGTCTATTTACAGAGGGTGACAACAATACATTGATTCCTGTGAAGAACTATTCTGCTTTCTCTGAGAAGGGTGGCATGAATGGTGCAGTTAGCTTGGTAGACATTCGTCCTATTGCTGAGGCGTTGGGTCAAGCTTATCAAGCAATGAACCAAGTTAAGCAACAAATCTATGACATTACAGGGATTTCTGACATTATCCGTGGTGCTTCTGTGGCTTCTGAAACGGCTACTGCACAACAGATCAAGGGTCAATACGCTACATTACGTTTAAAGACGTTCCAAGATGATGTGGCTAAGTTCGCTTCAGCGATTTTAAAGATTAAAGCTCAGATTATCTGCCAACACTTCCAACCTGAAACAATTGTTAAGATTGGTGGCGCTGCACAGATGAGTCCTACTGACCAACAGATGATTCCTCAAGCAATTGAGCTACTAAAGAATAACCCTATGCGTACATTCCGTGTAGAGGTATTGGCTGATTCAATGTTATTAGCTGATGAACAGCAAGAGAAGTCTGATCGTGTAGAGTTCTTACAGGCTACAAGTTCATTTATTGAAAAAGCGGTACAAGGCGCTCAGGCCGCACCACAATTGACACCATTACTCATGGACTTATTGAAGTTCGGTGTAACAGGCTTCCGTGTAGGTAGATCACTTGAGGGTGAGTTTGATGCCTTAGCTGACCAACAAAAAGAAGAGGCTAAACAGAAACAACAAAACCCTCAACCACCTCAACCTAATCCAGAGGCTATTAAGGCTCAAGCTGAAGCTCAGAAGTCACAAACTGAAGCTCAAATGGCACAGGCTAAGATGCAACAAGAAGCTCAATTAGAGCAAGTTAAATTGCAGTTAGCTCAACAAGAGGCTACAACTAAAGCCCAGATGGAAGCTCAACGCTTAGAGTTCGAGAAGTGGAAAACACAGCTTGATAACGATACTAAGGTATTGATTGCTGAATTAAGCTCTAAGACTGATCTGCATAAGACGGCATTGAACATTAACGCTGCTAACGCTGAAGCTTTGACTGAAGTATCTGCTGATGGTGTAGAGCAACCTACTAGCGCATTACAAGGGCTTGTAGATTCAATCAATAACAATATGCAGATGCTAGTATCGGTGAACCAACAACACAATATGGACTTGGCGATGCAACAACAACAAGCACACCAAGCTTTAATTGAACAGATGACAAAACCTAAACAAGTAATTAGGGATGCTAACGGTAAAATTGCAGGAGTAGCTTAATGGCTTTAGTGTTAAAGGATCGTGTACTTGAAACGTCTACGTCTACTGGCACAGGTGCGTTTACATTAGAAGGAGCGCAAACTGGCTTTCAATCATTCTCTGTGGTTGGTTCTGGTAACACGACTTATTATACTATTCAAGGCAAGAACGCTGACGGAACGCTTACAGGTGAGTGGGAAGTAGGCACAGGTACTTATACGACAGGCTCATTGGCTCGTGATACCGTATTAGAATCTTCTAACGCTAACGCATTAGTAAACTTTTCTGCTGGCAATAAAGATGTATTCTGTGATCTGCCTGCTGAAAAGGTATTAGTTCCTAGTGGTACTTCTTCACAGCTATTAGCTAATGACGGCTCTGGTGGATTAAGCAACGTAACAATTGGCTCTAACCTTACCTACTCTGCTGGCACATTAAGTGCTACAGGTGGTAGTGCAACCCCAATCTATACTAGAACACCATTCACTGCGACAGGTGGTCAGACTTCATTTACAGTGACCTATACCGTAGGGTATGTAGAAGTTTATTTAAACGGTGTATTGTTAAATGGTTCAGACTATACAGCTACATCAGGGACTGCGATTGTTTTAGCAACTGCTGCAACTGCTGGTGATATTATTGAAACTATTGCCTATACAACAGGCGCTATTGCAACGGTAACCAATTTATCTGGTGGTGCTGCTAACCAAATTGCATACCAAACAGCCTCTAGCACAACAAGTTTTATAACTGCACCTTCAAGCTCATCTACATATCTACAATGGAACGGAACTGCTTTTGCTTGGGCTTCTGTTGCAGGAATGACATATCCTGGCGCTGGTATTCCTAACTCTACAGGTAGTGCATGGGGTACTTCTTACACTACTTCAGGCACAGGTACAGTTTTAGCTTTAGCAACAAGCCCTACTTTTGTTACTCCAGCATTAGGCACTCCTTCTAGCGGCACATTGACAAGCTGTACAGGACTTCCTATAGGTGGTATCTCTGCTACGGGAACACCATCAGCAACTAACTATTTACGTGGTGATGGCACATGGTCATCTTCAGGCACAGTCACTAGCGTTAATGGCACAGGAACAGTTAACGGATTAACGCTTACAGGTACAGTAACATCATCAGGCAATTTAACGCTTGGTGGCACATTAGACTTATCTAGCCCTCCTGCGATTGGTGGTACTGCTGCAAGCACAGGTGCATTTACTTATATCTCTACGAGCAGTTCTACTAGCACGACACCTACACTATCGTTTAATGCTTCTAATAGCCCTTACGCTGCTGGGGCAACAATCTCAGGTAGTTACTTGCAACATCTGTTACAGAACAAGTCAGCGACTGCTGGCGCTTCTACTAACTATGTATTGAGTAACGATTCAGGTACGGATAGCACGTTCTATGGTGAGTTTGGTATGAACTCCTCTGTGTTCAGTGCATCAACGCCTGCTGACTTCTTTAGCATTAACAATGGCGTTTACTTCTCATGTCATGACGGTGATATAACGGTAGGATCAGGTAACGGTTTTAAGACTTACCTAGCATGGGGTACAGCAGGTCAATCTGCTCACGTAATTAACGCTAGTGGTGCGATCGGCTTAAATACTAACTTAGGTACTACTCCAGCATTATCAGGTACAACTAACTTTGGTACTGCTGGACAGCTTTTACAGTCTGCTGGCTCTGCTGCTACCCCTACATGGTCTAGTGCATTAAATTCAGTAAGCGTAGGAGCTACAACTGCAAGCACAGGTAGATTTACTGGCGTAACGGTAACTGCTGGTACTGCTTCTATTGCACCTATTCAATTGACATCAGGTACTAACTTAACTTCTGCTACAGCAGGTGCTATTGAGTATGACGGTGTTAACTTTTACGCTACAACAGATACAACAAATGGTCGTAACGTAGTTCCTGAATACCAACAATTCTATTTATCATCTAACGTAACGGCATTTGGTCCTGCATCGGGTGACTTCTTTGGTGGTACTTCATCTGCATCATTAGCAGCAACGACATCTTATGATATTGAGTGTTATTGCTACTTCTTAAAGACAACAGCAGGTACAGCACAATGGATACCTACATTTAGTACAGCATTAACAGTAGGACATTGTTATCTTGAATATACCCCAGTAACAGGCTTTACAACAACTGTCATTACAGGCGCTATGGTAACTGCTGAAGCAACACAACAAACTACAACAGTATTAACTACCACAGCAACAGCATCATTAACTACAGCAGTTAGTCATATTGCTAAACTTAAAATTCGTGTATTAACCAATACTGCTTGTAACTTTAGACTTAAATTTGTAGGAAGTGCTGGTACGATCACACCTCAAGCAGGTAGCTGGTATACAGTTCGTAAGGTAGCTTCTAACGCTGGTAACTTTGTAGCATAAGGATAATAAATGACAATTGTACGTAACTTTAGCATATTAGCCGAAGGAGTGTCGGCTACTGGTGTATTAGGTGTTGCTAATGGAGGAACGGGGGTTACAACGTCTACAGGCACAGGTAGTGTTGTATTAAGTAACAGCCCTGTATTTCCTACAGACATTACTGTAAATAGTGCAACCGTAGGGAAAGGTGCAGCTAGTAGAGATAACCTTGCTGTAGGAAACGGAGCTTTATCTAACGCATCAACTACAGGAACTAGCAATATAGGATTAGGAAGAGGAACTCTAACCTCTTTGACGAGTGGCGGGTCTAATATTGCTATTGGTTATTATGCTTTGCCTGCAAATCAATCAGGAGCCAATAATATTGCTATTGGTTATTCTGCATTATCTTCAAATATTGTAGGTTCAAATAATGTAGCTATTGGAAATGTTCTTTTAAGTAGCACTACCGATAATAATGTAGGAGTGGGGTCTGGACTTGGGGGAGGCACTACCAGTCAAACTGTAGGTGTTGGCTCAAATATAGCAAATTCTTGTAATGCTACAGACTCAATCTTTTTTGGATACGCTGCTGCAAGCGCACTTACAACAAGCAATAATTCTGTAGTCATTGGTTCGCAAGCTTTAGGGGCAGCAACAGGAACTGTGGGAGCTGGTTCAATAGCAATTGGTTATCAAGCTTCTTACACAAATAACACAGCAATTCAAACTGCAATAGGCTACCAAGCTTGTTGGAGTGCTACTGCTCGTGGTAATGGATGTACAGCTATTGGCTATCAAGCTCTTTATACAAATGGAGTCGGTACAGCATCTACCACCTTATCAGCAGCCAACACAACGGTGGGATATAAGTCTTTATATGCCAATACTACAGGTAGATTTAATACTGCTTTAGGACACCAAGCTGGATGGGGTGCTGCTGGTACAAATGCAAATACCACAGGATTTAATAATATCTATATTGGCTATCAAACAATAGGTTCTGCCTCTACCAATTCTAATGAAACAGTTATTGGGGCAAGTGCAGTAGGGCTTGGGTCTGGAACAGTAGTCTTAGGTAATACCTCAGTAAGCTTAACACAGCTTCGTGGCGTTATTTATGGGACTAACTATACCGTAGCTACACTTCCAACGGCAACAGTCGGCGCCAGGGCTTTTGTAACTGACGCATTAACTCCCGTATTTGGAACTGCTGTTACAGGTGGTGGAGCAGTAGCTGTTCCTGTTTATGCAGATAATGCTGGCGTATGGATGGTGGGCTAATATGACTGAAATTGAATTACAATATGATTATTGTATGCAAAGTGTTAGAAAGATTGCTGAATTAAAATTAATTAACTTTCTTTCAGATGATGATTCTATAGACTTAGAAGCTAACATAGATTATTTAACAGAAATGTTAACATCTGATATATGGACAACAGAAGATTTACAACCATTACGAGATGCTATTAAATAATGTTTGGCTTTAGTCCATTTGCTGCACTTCCATTTTCATCAATCAAGCAATACTTATCTAACGTCACGCCTGTCGTATGGGGTAGAACTGGCGGTATAAGTAAGAAAAAGAAAGAACATATACCTCAGTCCAAGCGGTCTGAGATTAAAGAATACCTAGCGACAATCTTTGCTGAACCTGTCGTAGAAGAAGAAATACTAGAGGCTTTACAGCCTTATGTAGCAGAAGAAGTAACCCCTAGTGCGATTGACTATAAGCTATTACTTAAAGACATAAGCACGGTACAAAACATTATTGCTATAGCACAGGCAATACAACAAGAACATGAGGACGAAGAAGCCCTCTTAATGCTTATATAGGATAAATTATGTCATTCTTACCTGATTGGTACTCACAAGGCGTTCAAGGCCAAGACAACAATGGTGGCTTTGGTACTGCCAATATGTTTAACAAGCCTAGCCCTCAACAACAAGGTAACTTTGGTGGAATGGGAGATAAGATCGCTGGATGGGTAAAAGCTTTACGTAATCCTGTAGCGCCTCCACAGCAAAACCCTATGCAAGCACAGATGCCACAATCAAATCAGATGCCACAGTACACACCTATGCAAGGCAGTCCTATTGGCCCTAATATGGGTCAAGTAAACAAGCAAGCACCGATGATGAGTCCTAATGGTCAACCTATGCCTAATTGGAGTAATTTCTATGGCAGCAATCAATGATATAACGGGCGATAGTATTCAGACTCGCACGACTTCTAAAGAGTTTGAAGAAGGCCACGAAAGAATATTTGGTAAGAAAGAGAAGTCAAGCGTTAAGAGATGGATTCAAGACCCTGAAACATTCAAGCTAGTTCCTGCTGACGAATACTACGCTCCTAGTGAGAACAAAGGACCATATATTCGTGATGACATTAAACCGTATCAGTCAATGATTGACGGCAAAATGATAGAAGGCCGTAAAGCACATAGAGAGCATTTAAAGAGTAACAATTGCATCGAGGCTGCTGATATGCCTTTGAAGAATCCCGAAAGACCGAAGGATAACAGCTTGAAAGAGCGATTGATTTACGAAGTAATGCACAACCCCCAAAACAGAAACAAATTTAGATAGGAGTATTAAATGACAACAACAGTAAACTTGAACGGTTCTGGCGTTCCAGGATTAACATCCGATGCCATTACAGGTTTCGTAACAACAGCACAAGCAGCAACAGGTGCTTCACAAAACACATTAACTTTGCCAACAGACATTGTAGTGTACTCAACTTCTACAGCATCTAACGGCCCAACATTGCCTTCTACAGCTCAATCAGGTGATAGCTACTTTATCGCTAACAACACAGCTAACTCAATCAACGTATGGCCTTCAACAGGTGGTGCAATTGGTTCAGGTTCAGCTAACGCAGCTTTAGCAGTACCAGCAGGTAAGACAGCAAAATTCGTATCAATCGGTTCAGCGAACTGGATTGCTATCGTTTCAGCTTAATTAACATAAAGGAACTAAAATGGAAGAACTCCAAACTACTTTGGAAGAACCAATTAGCCTTCGAGATACAATCGAAAATGCTATTGAAGTAACCGACACAAATGAACCAACAGAAAACACCCTGGAAGCTCCTAAAACGAGTAGACCTAGGGATGAGTCAGGGAAATTTGCTAAAAGCGCTCCTGAAGCTCAGGAAAGCGTTACAGAGGCATCTGAGCCTGAAACAGTGCCAGAAGTGCAAACAAAACCTCGTCCTAGCTCATGGAAGAAGGATTACGAAGAACATTGGGGCAAATTAGACCCTACTTTGCAGGATTACATTCAGCAGAGAGAAGCGGATTACGCTAAAGGGGTATCTACTTACAAAAACCAATGGGATTCAGCTCAACCACTTATTCGTGCGATTGAACCTTTTGCCCCTATCTTGCAACAGCATAATATTGATCCTGCACAATGGATCAGTAACTTGGGTAGAGCGCACTCTGTATTAGCGTTAGGCAGTCCTGAACAGAAACAACAAATGTTTGCTCAGTTGGCTAATGATTATGGCGTCAGTTTAAATGAAGTGGGTGGTGGCTATGCCGACCCTCAATTCTCTTTAATAGCACAAGAATTAAACCAAATTAAGAATCAATGGAATCAGTTTCAGACACAGCAAGAACGGACTGAACAGGCTTCATTACAAAACGAGATACAAAGCTTCTCAACAGACAAGCCGTATTTCGATGAGGTTAGAGAAACGATGGCTGGATTACTCCAAGCTGGAATGGCTAATGACCTCCAATCTGCTTATGACAAAGCTATACGATTGAATGACAATATCGCTCAGAAAGTACAGGCCGAACAGGCTCATAAATCTGAAGCTGATCGTCAGGCAAAGTTAGCCTCTGCTAAAGCTAAGGCTCTATCCCCGAAATCGTCATCGCCTACAGCGTCTACGAGTACAGGTGGAAAAGGCGCAAGTATCCGTGACGAACTGTTAAAGCAGTTTGAGTCATCGGGTTCAATTATCTAACACTTAGGAGATTATTATGGCATTTGCCAACTCATCAGTGTCTGACATTATCGCTACCACCATCCAATCACGTAGCGGTAAATTAGCAGACAACGTAACAAACAACAACCCAGTTCTTGAGCGCCTACGTAAACGTGGCAATGTACGTCCTTTCTCTGGCGGTAACGTCATCTTGGAAGAAGTAATGTACAATGACTCAACAACTAACAACACTAACTCATACAGCGGCTACGAAACATTGAATATTGCGCCTAACAGCCCAATTTCTGCTGCTCAATTTAATATCTCACAATACGCTTCTGCTGTAACAATCAGTGGTCTTGAAATGCTACAAAATAGCTCTAAAGAACAAATCATTGACTTGTTAGAAGGTCGTATCCAAGTTGCTGAAGCTCAATTGACTAACCGTATCCAAACAGACATCTATGGTAACGGTACTGGTAACTCAGGTAAGAACTTAACAGGTTTGGGCGCAGCCGTTGCTGATGCACCAACTTCAGGCACTTACGGTGGTATTGATCGTGCTACATGGACATTCTGGCGTAACCAAGCGTTCTCAGGCGTAACTAACGGTGGTGCTGCTGTATCTGCTGCTAACATTCAAAACTACATGACACAATTAGCTCTTAAACTAGTTCGTGGTAATGACAAGGCTGACTTGATTGTTGCAGATAACAACTACTACTCACTATACGTAAACTCATTGCAAGCTATCCAACGTGTAACTTCTGCTGAAGAAGGCGCATCTGGTTTCGCTTCATTGAAATTCTACGGTGGTGGTACATCTGCTGACCTAGTTCTTGGTGGTGGTATTGGCGCTCAAGCTACAGCGAACCATATGTGGTTCTTGAACACTAACTACATCTTCTTCCGTCCTCATGCAGAACGTAACTTCGTGCCTATCGGTGGCGAACGTCAATCTGTAAACCAAGACGCTATCGTTAAATTGATTGGTTGGGCTGGTAACATGACAAGCTCTGGCCCTCAATTCAACGGTGTCTTAACAGCTTAAGGGAAATTATCATGGCATATTCAGTAACCCCTTTAGTGGGCATCGACTTAGTAAACACAGTAACAGCAGTTCAAATCACAGCAGGCTATCCTATCAACCAATTACTTGGTGTTCAAGTATGGGGTTCAGACGGTAAGCGCTATGTGTTTGCACAAGCTAATGCTACATTTACAGCTTCAGCTTCAGCTCAAATTAGCGCATCAACATTTTTAGCAACTGCTTATTCTTCAGGAACTACTTATACAACTCCAGCTACTGCTATGGTAGCAGGAGATTATGGTTGGTTCTCTGCTGTTTCAGTTTAATAGTTAAGACTCTCATCCCTTCGGGGATGGGTTTCTAGGTAGTTCTTATTTTGAGAGTTACCTACAAACCCCAAACCACTTTGGAGAATTAAATGGCTATCGAAACAGATTTAAATAACCCCGATTCAAGATTAGCAGTAAAGTTTTACAGCAGGGAAATGGATAACGAATTTCAAAGCGCAGCAGAGGGCAGACCGATTAAGTTCATGGCTGACTTTGTTAGAATTGAAGTCCCTGGTGACCGACTAACCATTATTGATACCTTCGCTAAAGATGAAGATAAAAGACGTTTCCATGTTCAGTGGGCAATGTATCAGAATGAGAAATCAGACGGTGGCGATCAGATTCAAGGCACTCTATTAAAAGATTGGCCTATCTTAAATTCAGCTCAAGCAAGCGAACTCAAGCACTTCAAGTTCTACACCGTAGAACAGGTTGCAACCGCTTCAGATGAGCAAATTGGTTCTATTGGTATGATGGTAGGCATGAGTCCTCTAGCATTCCGTGATAAAGCCAAGGCGTTCCTAGCTAACGCTAAAGATTCAGCAATCGTTCAACAACAAGCAGAAGCCTTACGTCAACGTGATGATGAAATCTCTGCAATGAAACGTCAGTTGGAAGAACTTGCTGCACAAGTAAAATCAGCGCCCAAGGAAAAAGCCAAAAGCGCAGCTTAACAAGGAAAAATAATGGCAAACCTCTTACAACTCGTACAACAGGCCACAGGTGAAATGGGCTTGGCTGTACCTACACAGGTAGCGGGTAATACATCTACCGATGTCATTCAATTAAATTATTTAATCAATGCAGCAGGGTATGAGTTGTCAAGAGAGTTTCCGTGGGAAGCTTTAAACCGTGAGTATCGGTTCTATACACAGTATCAACAATCTTATGGCGTTGTTACAGCAGGATCTTCTACCATTACGGGTGTAGATGCAGCAGTAGTAACAGCGATAAACGCTGCCATAGCAACCAATTGGATGATTACAGGTACAGGTATCAACCAAGATACTTATATCGTTACGGCAACAGGAACTACAGTTACAGTGTCACAATTACCAACGGCTTCAGGTACAGTTTATCTTACCTTTGGTCAAACCAAATACCCACTTCCTAGCGACTATGATAGACAGACAGATCGTACACACTACGACAAGTCTAAACGCTGGGAGATGCTAGGCCCTGAAACACCACAACAATGGCAGTTTTTGAAGTCTAGCTATATCTCAACAGGCCCTCGTATGCGTTATCGCATCATGGGCGGTGAGTTTCAAATATGGCCTATTATCTCAACTAATGAGTATCTAGGTTACGAATATATCTCTAATGCTTGGGCTGATAGCGTTGCTGGCGTTCCACAAACTAGCTTTGTACAGGATACAGATACTTGCATCTTTCCTGACCGTTTAATGGTCTTAGCGCTAAAGAAAAAGTATTTTGAAGTGAAGGGCTTTGATACAAGTTCATACCAAAGAGATTATGATATGGAATTGAATATCTCTAAAGCAAACGATCAAGGCTCTGCTACATTATCCTTTGCACCAAGAGCCGCTAACGTACTAATTGGATACGAAAATATACCTGATGCAAATTATGGGGGTTAAGTAATGGCTAACGCTAAAAGAGCAGTATCACAGCCAGTTAGCTTACCAGCTCCTACAGGTGGATGGAACGCAAGAGATTCTCTCACAGGGATGTCACCATTAGATGCCGTGACTTTAACTAATTGGTATCCTGCAACAACAGAGTGTCAGCTTCGTAAGGGCTATGCTCAATGGGCTACAGGTATATCAGGTCAAGTACAGACCGTTATGGCTTACTCAGGTGGAAGCACAGAAAAGCTATTTGCTATCAATGCAAGCGGTTCAGTCTATGATGTAACTGCTCAGGGCGCAGTAGGCGCTGCCGTATTAACAGGATTATCTAATGGCAAGTGGGGATACTTAAATATCGCTACTGCTGGTGGTAACTTCTTGTCTATGGCGAATGGTGTAGATGCCCCTCGTAACTATAACGGTACAACATGGACTACACCTACAATAACGGGTGTTACAGCCACGACTTTACGTGATCCTATACTCTATGCTCAAAGACAATTTTTTGTTGGCGATAACACGCTTAAGGCATGGTATTTACCTGTAAATTCTATTGCTGGCGCTGCTAACGCAATTGATATTGCTCCCTTTGCGACTAAAGGCGGTTATATCATGGCTCATGGCAATTGGACGATTGATGCAGGTACAGGCGTAAACGATCACTATGTGTTAGTGACAAGCCGTGGTCAAGTCATTGTGTATCAAGGGACAGACCCTTCTAGCGCTACTACATGGTCTATGGTAGGCGTATGGGATTTAGGTGCGCCTGTAGGTAGACGTTGTATGTTTAAGTGGGCTGGTGATATGTTGGTTATTACACAAGACGGTGTAGTGCCAATGTCAGCCGCTTTACAATCTTCTCGTGTTAATCCTAAAGTGGCTTTGACCGATAAGATTCAATACGCTATTTCAGATTCAGTTAGCAACTATGCAAGTAACTTTGGTTGGCAATTAGTCTACGTAGCAACAATTAACCAACTATGGCTTAACGTACCGATTCAAGTAGGCACAAACCAACAACAATACGTCATGAACACGATTAACGGTTCATGGTGTAACTACACAGGTTGGAACGCTAACTGTTGGGAAATCTTCCAAGATGAACCTTATTTTGGTGGCAATGGTTATGTAGGTAGGGCTTGGTATACTAACGCTGATGCAGGTACAAACATTCAAGCCTTTGGGCTTCAAGCTTTTAACAACTTTAATAATGCTGGTACGCTTAAACGCTTCACTATGAGCCGTCCTATGTTTAGGACTAACGGCAATCCTGCTATTTATGCTGGCATTAACATTGACTTTAACATTAATGACTCTACAGCCCCATTAAACTTTGCACCTCCTAGCTTTGGTACATGGGACACTTCATTATGGGATGCTGCAACATGGGGCGGTGATCTATCTATCTTACAATATTGGCAAGGTCTAAATGGTGTTGGTTACTATGGCGCACCTACTGTCAAGGTAGCTTCAAATGCACTTGATGTGCGTTGGGTATCTACAGACGTAGTGATTGAGGGTGGAGCAATACTTTAATGTTAGTTCAAGGTGAATATGTAGCTCGTTGGGTCATGGAAAAGATTGGCGCTTATACTGAAGGTATGACTGCTTTAGGTTGGGAAGTAGACGGAGTGATTGTAGCTGGTACTGCTTTTGAAAACTATAACGGTAATAATATGTTTGGTCATCAACGCATTGATTCATCGCCTACGAGAGAGTATTGGTTCTCAGTAGCTAATTATATTTTTAACCAATGTAAGGTTAAACGCTTCACGGCTACGGTAGAGGCTGATAACTATAAAGCAATAAAGCTTAATCATAAGATTGGGTTTGTCATAGAAACAACTTTAAAAGATGCAGGACGTAATGGTGATTTATTGATTATGACCTTATGGCCTGATAACTGCAAAATGCTTAACTGGAGTCGATAAATGTTCAATAGTAAATTTGTAGGTGTACTTAAGCACCCTGGATATAACGGTAAATCAGACCCTCCTCCTGCACCTGATTACACAGGGGCTGCTAATGCTACTGCTGCTGGTAATTTGGAAGCTGCACGTGCTACTGCTGCGGCTAATAAAATTAATCAATTTACTCCTAATGGAAATTTAACTTATTCTATTAATGGTAAAGATAGTTATGGTAATGATCTTTATACGGCTACACAAACTTACTCTCCAGCCCAACAAGCTATTCTTGATCAACAAAATAAGTTGAATCAAGGATTAATGACTACGGCCAATACAGGTTTAGGTTATGCTAATCAAGTATTAAGTCAGCCTGGTGTTGACATGTCTCAATTGCCTTCTACAGGCATTGATCCTGGACAATCTTATACCGATGCTATTATGCAACGTCTTGCACCTCAGATCGCTCAAGAAAATCAACAGTCCGATGCTCAACTAGCCAATCAAGGTATTGCTCAAGGTACAGAAGCTTACAACAATGCTAAACGTACATTAGCAATGAGTCAAAATGATCGTCAGTTAGGCGCTGTAACAAGCGGAATGAACACAGGCTTAAATGCTAACCAACAAGCATTTCAACAACAAGCTTATAATCAAATGCAACCTATTAACGTCATTAATGCGTTACGTACAGGCTCTCAAGTTCAAAATCCTAGCTTTGCTGCTACACCTCAACAAGCTAGCACTGCTGGCCCTGATATTTTAGGTGCAACGCAAGCAGGCTATAACGCTCAATTGGCTAATGTTAATGCTCAAAATGCTGCTTCTGGAGGCTTTATGAGTGGTTTAATGGGTCTTGGTGGCGCTGCAATTACTAAATATTCAGATGTTAATTTAAAAGAAAATATTAAAAAGGTTGGATCATTGGATAACGGTCTTAATCTTTATTCATATACTTACAAAGACGGCTACGATTTACCAAAAGGTAAACAAGTTGGTGTTATGGCTCAAGAAGTCGAGAAAGTTATTCCAGAGGCTGTGGTTGATATGCCTAATGGCTTCAAAGGTGTTAATTACGCATTGTTAGGGGTTTAATATGGATATTATGCAATATCTTCCTCAGTTTAATCAAAACACAAATCAAGATCAGATGCCACAAGATGACGCTATGATGCAACTTGAACTACAACGTAGAATGAAGTTTGCTGATGCTTTACGCAATCAAGCAGCACCTGAAGGTCAAATGGTATCAGGTCACTATGTAGCACCTTCTTGGACGCAACAATTAGCTAGCTTGGCTAATAAATACGTTGCTGGTCAACAAGAGCAAAACGCTATGAAACAATATGGTGATTATCAAACAACTCAATCTCAAAAGCTTGGTGATATATTAACTAAACTTGGCAAAGGCAAAGAAACAAAAACTTTTGATAATACTCCATATCAAATTCAAATTCCAGGGCAATCAACACCAACATCTCCATGGACTTCAGAGCAAGGCGCAAGCAAAACAATTAATGTGCCTATGACCAATACGACATCAACATATACTCCTTATTCTGCACAAGAAAAACTAGCTATGATTGGTCAAGCTCGTCCTGATATGATGGGTAAAATTGCAGAAGCTCAAATTGCCGATTTATTTAAAACTAAAAAATCTACTTGGATGAATAATGGTAGTGTTCAAATTCAATTAGATGAAAATGGAAATCCTACAGGTGTTACATTACCTCTTGGAGTATCACCAGATGCAGTGATGAAACAAACATGGGAACAATATAAACATATTAATCCATCAGTTACTGATATTATGCATCATCAAGATACTGTAGCAGGTCAAAATATTACTAAACGTGGTCAAGATTTAACACATAAAGATGATGCTAGAAAATTAAATCCTTTAGGACTTCCTGATTTATCTGCTCCAACAAAACCATTAACAAATTCTAAAGGTTGGGCATTACATACAGATGCAAATGGCAATCAAGCTTATGTAAGTCCTGATGGAAAATCTTACGAGGAGGCAAAATAATGCCATTTGATTTATCAACTGCAACTCCAATGCAACAACAAGCAATGCCTCAAAATCTTACTGGAGAAGATTATTTAAAAACACTTCCAGCAAATGCAGCTACTTTAATTAAAAAATATGCAAATGGTGAGCTTGCTGTTACTCCTCAAATGACAAGAACTCCAGCAGGGGTTCAATTATTGGGTGCTATTGCTCAATACGATCCTACATTTGATGCTACAAATTATCAAAAACGTCAACAAACTGCTACTGCTTTTGCCAAAGGTAAGCAAGCTGATGCAATTCGTGGCGCAAACCAAGCGTTGTATCACATGGGTAACTTGTATCAAAAAACAGAAGATTTAAACAATACAAACATTTTGCCTGCTGTTATAAATCCAATTGTAAACTATGTTGAAGAAAAAGGATTGGGAGATGTAAGGCAAGGTAAATATAGACAGTCTGCTCAAGCTGTAGCATCTGAATTGCGTAGAGTATTTGCAGGCGCTGGTGGTGGTTCTTTAGCTGAATTGACTAAATGGGAAGAAGGTTTTGATCCTAATGCTGGTGAAGCACAACAAAAAGCACATATTCAAAATGGTGTTGATTTGTTACGTGGTGCTTTAGGTGCTTTAAATAATCAATATCAGGAAGGCATGGGATTAAATAAAAATGTAAATGATTTATTAAGTCCTGAGGCTCGTCATGTATATGAAAGTTTGCAATTAAATCAAAACCCAAATGCACTTGTTACTAAAGCTCCTCAAGTTAAAAAAACACCAGGTCAAAAAATGGGCGATGCTTTAACTGCTAACATTCCTCAAGGTATTTCACCGCAAGAATGGGCTGCAATGTCACCACAGGATAAAGCATTATGGGCGAAATGACATTAGAACAACAGCAAGCATTGGCTTTAGCTAGAGCAAGAGTTAAGGCTGGTATTGATCCTGTAGGACACCCTAATATGCACATGGAACATGGTGATTGGGTAATGAATCCTCCTGCAAAATCACCTACAGGTAGCAACATTACCGAATCTCTTGGTAATTTATGGGATGCTAGTAAACTTGAGGGGTTAGTTCCTGAAATAAATCCGATTGGTGGTGCTACACGCTTACCATTAGCTGAAAAAGGTAAGGTTGCTGTACAAGGATTAGTTAATGAAGCTAAAAATTCTACAGTTGCAAAAAAACTTGGTGATTTATTAAGTGGTGCTGGCAATGCTATTGGTTCAATTCCTAAACAAGTATTAGCTTTTGAATCACAAAAAAATCCTGAAGCATTTAATACTATTTATCAAGCATACAAACAAAATTTGCCTGAAGTAAAACAAGCTATTGCTGAAGCTACACCTATTGGTAAAGAATTACATAGCGATATGATTTATAACTATGCAAGACAACTTGGTCTTTCTCATGAAGATGCAATGTTAGCTCAAGATTACACAAGGAATCATCCTGAAGGTCTTGGCGCATGGGATATTGCTATGGGAAAATATAAACAATTTCCTAATATGCCAGCAGCTTTAGCAAGAAAAGAATTAGCAGCTCAAGTTTACAAACCTTTTAATGAATTAAGTGATGCTGAAAAAATAAAACAAGCAACTCAAGCAAGCGTAGATACAGCAACATGGAGTCCTATTCCAGCTAAAACAGGTCAAAATGATTTAGCTAATGTAGGTATGACTTTAGCAAAAAAAGCAATCATGCCAAGCATAATGCACGTTACAGCCCCATTATCTTCACCACGTATTGCTCGTATGGCAGCAATTTTGGCAGGCAAAGGCGCCAATGTTGCAGGTAAGGTTGGTGACGTAGCAGGAAGCACAGTAAATATGCTTCCTCAAGCTTCATTAGAAGATTTAATTAATGCTGGCATATTGGATGCAAGAACAATGAACGCAAGACAAGGAGAGCAATAAATGGCACGTAACGGTTCAGGGCTATTTGCATTTACAAGCCCTATATCAATTGAAACGGAAAAGGAAGAGTAATTATGCCAAGAAATGGCTCAGGTACATTTTCATTAGTCGCGGGTAATCCTGTCACCACAGGGACTACCATATCATCCACATGGGCAAACACTACGCTTTCTGATATTAGTTCAGCCTTAACAACTTCGATCTCCTCTGACGGTCAGACAGCACCTACTGCTAATTTGCCTATGGGTGGCTTTGCTCATACAGGCGTAGCTAATGCCACAGTAAGAACACAGTATGCTTCAGCGGCTCAAGTACAAGACGGTGCTTTAGAGTATCTAGGATCAGTATCAGGCACAGATACGATCACGGCTTCTGCCGCTGTAGGCATGACAGCTTATACTGTAGGTCAAACATTTAGATTTATTGCGGCTGGTGCTAATACAACAACTGCCGTAACTATTAACATTAATGGTATTGGTGCTAAGAATATTACTAAATCTGGTGCAAATGCACTAAGTGTTGGTGATTTGACTAGTGGAACTGCTTACCAAGTAACTTATGATGGCATACAATTTCAATTAGTTATGCCACCTGCTACCAATTCAACTTATACAGGCTTTAAAAACCGTATCATCAATGGTACAATGGTGACTGACCAGCGTAATGCTGGGGCTGCTTTTACTCCGACAGCAAATACTTATACTGTTGATAGATGGCTATATATTCAATCAGCAGCATCTAAATTTACTATTAGACGAAATCTAAATTCTGTAACACCCCCTGTAGGATTTAGCAATTATCTTGGGGTTTCAACTGCATCATTAGTAACAGTTGGAACAACAGATACTTATGCCTTAAGACAACCAATTGAAGGTTTTAATATAGCAGACTTAGCATGGGGAACTGCAAATGCAAAAACAGTAACTCTTTCGTTTCAAGTGTATTCTAGCCTAACAGGAAGTTTTGGAGGGTCTATCACCAATGGGGCAGAAAATCGTTCATATCCCTTTACTTTTTCTATTCCAGTAGCAAACACATGGACAACAATTTCAATCACTATTGCTGGTGATACTACAGGAACTTGGACTACAGACAGTACCTCTGGATTAGAATTAAATTTTGGTTTAGGTGTAGGTTCTACATATAGTGGTACAGCAGGTGCTTGGGCTGGAACGAACTACCTATCAGCTACAGGTGCAGTTTCTGTTGTCGGTACATCTGGAGCTACCTTCTACATCACAGGCGTTCAACTAGAAAAAGGCTCTACAGCTACATCATTTGACTATAGACCTTATGGTACTGAATTCGCATTGTGTCAGAGGTATTATTCTGTTTTTTCTTATCTTGTTATTTCAACAATTTCAAATTATACACAAGCTACATATCCAACAACAATGCGAGCCGTACCAACAACTACTGGAGGAGGAGCAGGATTTACTGTTCCTGGTGCAAATAATATAGTATTAGTTTGTTATCAAACAAGTTTATCTGCACAAACTATTATTAATTCTGCGGAGTTATAAAATGTATAAACTAACACAATTAAATAATGGAATTACTCGTCTATCAGATAATGCCTTTATTCCATTTGACCCAGCCAACACAGACTACCAAGCATATCTAGCATGGCTTGACGAAGGCAATACTCCCGAACCCGCTGACCCTATCATTACTCTTATCCCTACAGAAGTAACCATGCGCCAAGCACGTCTAGCTTTATTCCAACAAGGCAAGCTATCTCTTATTCAGCCTTTGATTGATGGAATGAGCGAACCAGCTAAAACAACTACACAAATCTCATGGGATTATGCTCAAACAGTTAAACGTGATGATGACTTGGTCGTTCAACTATCTGGTGCTTTAGGATTAGATAGCGTGGCTTTGGATGACTTATTCACCTTAGCGAGTGCACTATGAAGGTATACGAATCCTTTAACCATTGGTACGACAAGATACTCAACTCATGGCCTTTTCTGATTGATAGCGAGAGCGTTCATACTACTGCGATTGCATGGGGCTTTACAGAAAATGGCAAGTG